GATTCAGCATCACCAAACACGGTGTCCATTGTAAGAGAGAACGCGTTAATGGTGAAAGTGACGGGGAAACTGTCAGACATTCCAAATGGTGTGGATGCTCTAAGTTTTACTGTATATGTTCCAGGAGATGCTTGTTGTCCTCCTCCCATTGCACCTGTTGAGTAGTTAATTCCAACACCAGTCAAACCGCCATTATCTTCAATAGCAAATACAGCATTTGAATCATCTACTGTTGCTGTGTAGCTGATTTGGCTTCCTTCATTGCTTTCGCCACCATCACTTGAGCTTGTGAAGTTGATCTGTTTCAGATCCATCTTCAGGTTTCTAACAGTGGCAATGCCATTAGAAACTGTTACTGTATATCCTGCTCCTACAAAATCAACTCTTGTAACACCTGTTCCTACAACATAAGGTGTCTGTCCAACAGTTGCTCCAAATCCAACAGAAATATCACCACTTCCTCCTCCACCACCAGATGAAGAAATAGTAGTAATACCAGCATCTGTGGTCAGAGTGATATTAGAACCAGCAGAAATCAGAGTTGTGATTCCAGTCAAGTTGGCACCAGATCCAACAAATGATGTAGCAGTAGCAACACCTGATACATTCAAACTATCTGCATTGATATTAGCAGTATTTGCTAGTCCAGTAACAGTAACTTGACCTGTTGATCCACTAACACTTATATTACTTCCAGCAACAATGGATGTTACAATACCAGGAGCAAGGGTTGTGCCATCACCTAGTAAAGTATAAACTTCATCAAAATTATCATTAATCTTAACAGCACCACTTAATAAAGTATCACCAGTTCCATCATTAGGAGTGGTGCCTGTACTAATACCTTGCCTAGCCATTTTCTACAGACAGTTTTAATAAAAGTATTTATTAAGTGTAATTATTATATCTGAGAGACTGACTTCTGGTTACAAGAGCACCAGTTGAAAGACCAGCATATCCACCATCATTATAGGAGTTGAATGAATCAGATTCAATTCTGGTTCCAAAGTCAATTTTACCCCAACTAAACTCACCAAAACTAAAGTTAGAACTAATACCACCCTGATATACAGTAACTGTTCTGCTATCAAATGTGTATGACTCACTATCAAATGTTATGAATGTGGATCCAAAACTGATTGTGCTGATTCCACCAACATTAGTAAAGACTCTTCTAACAGTAGTTCTTCCAATACCAAGAATATCAACTTCTAAAGTATATGTACTATTGACTTGGAAGGTACTGTCAACAAATGATGTTGTGATTCCAAGATTTGAACCATCATTATATTGACTGATTACAGCATCACCTAAAGAAGGAGTAACAGTCAGATTGGAATTGTAAATTGTAAAGAAGTCACCGGTGCTAATGCCACTAACTGTAATTCCAGTTCCAACATAATTAGAATCTCTCATAAAGGAGTCTGTATCAATGAAGAAGTCAAAGATGAGTTGTTGCTGACTTGAAACTGTAGTGGTTCCAAAACCAACAACTGATCCATAATCACCAGTGTAGGAATTAACTCTGATTTCCTCTCTAACAACAACAGGTGACTCAATAAGAACAACTGGAGGTTGAGTTGATGTATAACCAGCACCTGCTTCAGATATTGTGAAAGAAGTAACTTGCCCACCTGAAACTGTTGCTGTAGCTGTTGCTGTTGTTCCAATGCCAGGAGAAGCAATACTGATAGAAGTAGAAGATGATGTGTAACCAGCACCAGCATTAGTGATATTCAATGCTGTGACTGAACCACCAACAGAAACTGTAGCAGTAGCACTTGCTCCAACTTTATTATCTTGAGATACTATCAGAATATTGTTTTGGAATGTCTTATTGACTGCTTCATTGTTTGAGTTAAACAGAGGTCTAACACTATCAACATAAGCAAAGGTGGTGCTTACACTTACAGGTTGGATTAGATATGATGCAGGGTAGATTTGTGGTTCATACTCTACTCTATCCTTACCAACATATGTTCCATTGATAAACTTATCAACAGATTGCTTACACCAAGTGACAGGTCTTAAGATAGTGGAATCACTAGTAATTCCTGGACCAGGATAATTGTTAGTTTCAACAGAATCAAGAGTGTTGATTCCAGTTACAGTTCTTGGATTTTGGTTCAATGTCAATGCTTGACCAAGTTCTGGGTTATTATCAATATCAAGAGTGTCTCCAATTTTTATTGTCTCCAAAACATCAGTGAAGACAACATCCACACTACCAGCACCCTTGTAGAAGATAATCTTAGAGGTGTCACCACTATTCTCAACTCCCTCAAGAGGTCCTTTAGGTGCTTCAGCAAATGTAATTACACTGCCACCTTCAAACTTATATGCAACACCTGGTTCTTGGAGAATATCATTGATAAAGACAAGAAGTGTTTTATCAACTTCAATATTTGAACCAGGTTGTGATCTGATTGAAATTGCCTGATCATTAATAGTCAGTTTAAATGACTTTGTAGATCCATTGAATTTGTCATTGAGATTATCAAATACCTCAAACTCACCAACACTCCAACCATTAAATTGATCATTGTATACTGAATCAACAGTAATTTGGAATTCATTAAATGAAGCACTTATATCTGTTGGAATTCCAGTCAAACCACCAACAGGAACAGTAAGAGTTTCATTAGGTCCATAACCATAACCAGTATTTCTAAATTCAAAGTTGATAACACTAGATCCTTGTCCAACAACAATATCAACAGTTGCTCCCTGTCCTGAACCAGAGATACTTGATGTTGAATACTGCAGAGGAATATCAGAATAGCTGAGTGGATCATCAAATACTACAACAGGAGCATTTGTTGATGTATATCCAGATCCAGGATTTGTAATGGCAACACTAACAATGTGACCACCCTGAATGGCAGCAGTTCCAATATTTTCAATTGAAGGAATGACACCATTGAATGTTTGAACTCCAACATTAACAACTGTCTGAATACCTGCTCTATATCCAGATCCACTATTGCCAATACTAATAGCAGAGATAGTTCCAAGACCTGAGACAGTTGCAGTTCCTCCTGCAGATACAAGAGGTTGATAAGCAAAACCACCTGTAGATCCAACAGAAATAATCAGACCACCCATTGGGAACTGGGACTTGTTTGGATCATATCCTTCAGGTGTTCCAGTTCCATTATATCTGATTGAGGTGATGCCAGCATCTTCGATGATTTGATAATCACCTTGAGTTGCCTGAATTCCTTGTGGTGCTTGATAAATTGAATTCGTCAGGATGACAGTATCTGTAGTGATGCCAGTTACATCTACACCTTCAGATTGGAGAGTGAAGACACTAGTAACACCAGTGAATGATCTTGAGAAGTCATCAAAGATATAGTTTTCATGATATGTTTCAAGGGTGGTTCCAGCACCAGCACGCTTCATAAAGGTTCTTCCCTGGAATGTGGAACTGGATGTGATTCCAGTCCAATCTCTTTCATCAGGTGCATTTGTAGCAGTTCCAATTGGTGTATTGCCATATGGAGCAGAAGCAAAGAATACTCTATTATCAACAATATTGTAATTACCAGATACCTTAGTGATAATTGCGCCTGATGAGTGAGAAGTAAGAGTTGAACCCATCTTAGGTCTCAAGACAGTTAGGTTATTGGTTACACCAAATGTTCCTACTGACTCAACAATCATATACTCATCATCAATCTTGATAATATCTCCAGCAAAGAAGGATGATACACCAGATGTTGTAAATGTCAGTTCAAAACTAATGTTTTGAGTGAGAGATGTAGCAGTTCCAGTTGGAGAAACTGGAGATTGAATCATATTATCAATAGCAATCAATGCCTTTGTATTTGCCTTTGTTGAAGTGAATGTGTGTGAATTTCCAACACCAACAGAATTGATTGTCAATACAACAGGAGGATCTGCTAAAGCATTCTCAGCAGTTGAGGCAAATCTCATCTTACCTTCATCCACCTTAACAACATAAACATTTTCAGGAAGTTTATCTGTATTACCAATACCTGGAATATTAGCAGTAACAATACCAATAGCAGCAGTATGACCTGTTCCAGGTGCTCCATATGTTACATTTTCACCTGATACAAAGAAGTGATTAGGAACTTGAATAAAATCATTAGCAAGACTTACAACAGTAGAACTTGAACCATCAAATATTCTTCTGAAAATAGTGTCTCCACGATGCTTGAGCTCAAAATTATCCTTCAGAGACAACTTAGTGCCTTGATAATCTTCAGTGTTGGTGTTGATGATAACATTGTTAAGATCAATGGAACTACCATTTGAATTTAAATCAAAGATTTGAAGTTGATTGAAGAAAGTTCTAACCTGAACATCTTTATTAGCAACAGGAGTGTATACAATGTCTATTCCACCTGAAATGGATGAGATGCCAACTGTTCCAATTCCTGATCCTGTCAATGTGTTAGCATATTCAACATAGACTTCATTTGTTGAAGAACTAAGAACACCAATTTCAAACATCTCATATTCACTGTCAGTTGTATTCTCAACTACAACAACACCATATGTTGTCTCATAAGGTGAAACATAAGAAGAGATTACATTTGCTGTTGGTGAAGCTGATGCTGAGATGGATGTGTATGAAGTTCCAACCTTAGAAACATCCAGATCAATATAACCAGTAGAAGTTCCATTGTCAGAGATAGCAACAACAGCAGAATTGCAGGTAATTGCTGTAGAAACACTTGGATGGAATTCAACAATCAAATTAGATCCACTAATTCTAGCTCCAAATGTTCCAATACCAGATCCATATGTGCCTGATGATTCATTGATGCTTCCATATTCAAGAAGTGAAACATCAGACCCATCATGAATTACATTTAATTCAGTAGAGTAGAAATCATTACTAGAGATTTCTTCAACCATTGAAAGAACTTTGAGTGCTCTGTAAGTATTTGCTACAGAAACAAGAGTTGTTGTTACTCCAGCAGTTGTTCCAACATTGGTACTGAAGACAGAAGCAACATCACCATAACTTCTAGTTCCTGTTGTAGTCTTATCATTCAGGATGCTGAATGAAACTGAGGAAATGTCATATATGTTGGTTTGATACTTGACTGGATAGAAAGTGAGATCCCATCCAGTGGATGTAGCAATATAATCATAATAACCAAGATAAGGATAGGTTTCAATAGTTGCATATTGGTTCATATAACCAACATTTTCATTTTGAATTAATGAAACTACTGCAAACTGTCTCTCATCAGTAAAGAGTCTATCTCTTACATAAGTTATAATCTTATTGTATGTGTAATTTGATTCATAAGAAGCAATTGGTTCAAAGGGTTCTGCTCTCTCATTGCTATTGAATTGTGATGAAATGTCATCAATGCTTAAAACTCTGTTTCCAATAGATTGGAAATAATCTGAAAGAATTCTATTCTCAAAAATAATCTCATTTGAGAATTGCTTACCATTTACATAGAAATCTGTTTCAGTTACATCATCATAGTCATAGAAACACTTAAGATCACCTTCTCCAATGATATCAACAACTGTTTCAATATTAGAATCAATTGCAACAACAGGAACAGATCCCACAGTTTCAATCTGCAGATCAGCAAATCTCTTGAAACCAGCAGTATGGTTTAGAGCACCTACAGTGTTATTCCAAGTATCAAAATCTACATCAGATTTCAATGAATATGAGAAATTCTGATAATATTCATTATTAGGTATCTTTTGAAGATTATCATTTAAGAAACCAGTGTTTCTTGACCAACCATTAACTACAGTTGCGCCAGCTCCAGTTTCAATCTCTGCTCTAAAGTCATATTTTGTCTTGATTACACCTTGTGTATTTGATGTAAGACCTCTGACAACATCACCAACTTTATAATCAAATGGGGTTGAAACTTTAAGAACTTCTGTATTTCTATTCCAACTCTCAACAGTTCCTTCAAATTCCCCGTTAGTTACAGTTTCATCGAGGAAGTAATCATTTTTCTTCAATACTGGATCAAATATTGGGAAATGAGAAACTGGAATTACTCTTCCATAAATTGGAGTAATAACATTTCCTGGAAGTTCACCAGTTCTCAGGAAACTTGACATATTATATTCAACATATGCTCCAGATCCACCAAGGTTGGTTTGAACACCAGTTAATGTGAAGTAAGAATACTTGTGTTGAGAAGAATTATAACCAACACCAGTTGTTCCAACACCAATATTAACACCTTCAACTAGAACTTGCTCACCAATAACATATGGGAAGTCTTCAGTATTGCTAAAGATAGAATTCAAATAAACTCTTACATTCTTAGTTGAATTTGTATATACAATGGAACTGATACCAACACCATTTGTATTGTTAACTGGAACAATTCTTGGCAGTGTTTCATAGATGCCAGTTGTGTTCTTGATGATAGAAACTTGATTATCACCAAGTGCATATTCAAGTTGAACATTTTCAACTACATCTCCAGTATATCCATCAATTGCTATAAGGTCAGGGGCAAGAAGATAATTGACACCATTTGATGTAATACCAATTCTTTCAAATGAATACAGAGGTTCAATCTCAAGGATTTCTGGCAGATTTGCTACTGTTCTCAAAGTTTTGTCAGTTGGATAATCAAAACCAATATTGTTGGATGAGTATTTGAAGTTAAGAATTTGACCTATGTTCTTGCTCTCTGGATAAAGAATAGCATCAGTGCCATATCCACTTCTTACAGTATTAATTCCAGGCAGACTTCTGTAACCAGAACCAGGATTAGTGACTTCTACACTTGTAATAGATCCATAAGCAGTCAATGAATTGGTATCATATGATGGAGTTGCACTTGTAGATCCATAAGATACAACATCAGGAACTACATCAATACTGAATGTGAAAGATGTAGTTGCTATGCCAGATACTCTATGCTCACCATCATAAGCAGATGCAACAAGATTGATTTGGTTGAATGATGATACATCCTCATCTACAATAGATTGTCTTTTTGTAACTGGAGAGAATGAAGTGTTTTCATTGTTAAATGAATACCACAGAATTGAAGGAACATAATCTGATACAAACAATGAAAGATTTGCATTGGTATCAATACCAACTCTTCCACTCTTGGTTACTTCAAATGCTGGTGATTCTCCAGATGTCAGATAAAGTGATCTGAATGAAGCATCAGAATAGATGTTCAAATCAAAAGCAGAATACTGATTGCTGTTTGAAGTGAATGAAAGTGATGAGTCAGAAAGATCAAATTTTAGTGTGTTATTTCTGCTTACATTCAAAAGAGGATTTACTTTTGATAATGTTCCTGAAGAAGCACTTGTTATGTTTACAAATTTTGGTTGAACTTTATTGATTTCAGATCTATTCTCTACCAGTTTAATTTTTACTGGTGTGTGGAGAACAACATAATACATACCCTCATTTACTAAACCACCTGAAGGTGATGTTGATGTGTGTATTACTTTATCTCCAGTCTTAAATGGATTGTCATTTAGGAGAATAGTATTATCAATTGTGGAAACATTTCCTGAAACAAATGACTTAGGATCAAATACAAATCTTCTATTGTAATCATCATATCTAACATCAACTACTACTTCATTTCTTGGTTTTAGAGTAAAGTTAATAGTATCATTAACAAATAAACCGTGAGATGAAGCAGTTGAAACTGTAACTGTGTTTTTCTGTACCTGACCAGTTATGACGTCCCTACGTCTTGTCCTTAGATTGTGAACAACACCAGATCCAACATTAGTGAAGTACAGTAAGCCAGATGTGCTGTTTATACCAACATATTGTCCAGATGTAGTGGCAATACCAACTTTATTAGTTGAAAGACCAACAAATCTAGATGAGATGGGAACAGCAAAGAATGTGCCAAGACCAGTAAGAGATACAGTGCTTGCTGCACCTGCTATACCATTCCATACCTGAATTGAGTCTCCACCATTGGTAGAATATTCAACAACTTCATTGATGGCCAGACCGTGATTAGGATAATAGATTGCTTGAGGTGGTACAACTACAACTGATGCACCTGCTCCTGGATTGGAGAAAGTGATTGTAGTTCCTACACCAGTTCCAAGAACAGTGCCAATTCCAAGAGATTCTGCTGGATTGAAGTAAAGAACATTATTCAATCTCAGTGTTTGTGTTGTTCTGATTGCTCCAACATTAATAGTGAATTTTCTTGGATCTTTGAAGATTGGAGTAAGACCAAGATGAGATGTGCCTGAAGTTCCAGACTGTGCCCTCAAAACACGAAGTCTCTGGTTGGGTTTATCAATATTGAGAACTTTTACTTTTTCTCCACCAACTTCAAGGATATCATCAGTTCTAACAAAAGGATACTGAAGAGCACCACCAACATTAATATATGTGGTGAGACCAGTTGCTCCAGTGGTTCCAATTCCTGTCAGTAAAACAAAGGAACCAGTATTTACTCCTACATTATAATTTCCATCCAATCCATCAAAATATTTTGATAAACCAGAGACATTGACTATATCATTATCAAGGAGATTGTGGGGAGTTGAACTATATCCTACAAATTGACCTTTGCTAGCATATGGAACAAATTCCACATCATAAACTTGAGTGGAGGCAACACTAACACTACTTACAACTTTGCCAGATACTCTTTGAACCCTTCCTGCTGCATTATTGCCATCAGTATCGGAATTGTTGAACTGAAGTTGATCATTTACTTTATAATTTCTACCACCTGTTAAGATACCTACTCCCTGAATGCTTCCAGAGGATGCAGAAGTAACGTCAATAGTTTGTTTCTTAAATGTATTTGAGTCAAAGATATAGTCATAACCACTTTGAGTATCAGTGATGTGATATGGAGCAGTGTTTCTAAACCATCTATGTGACTCAATATCATAATCTACGTGATTTGATGAACTGCTGAAGTTAAATTGATGTGGTTGTGAACGGAATGAGTTTCCAACTGCATATGGGAATACTGGTCTTCTATAGTTATTGAAAGGACCTGAAGTATCTGTAGACTCTTCAATAGTAGTGAAATAAGCATAAACACCTTCTGGATAATCTGGTGTTACACAGTATCTTCCATTGTGCTGATCAAGATCACCTGACTCATTGAATACATAATCCTCTACAAAGAATCCTTGAGAGTATTTTGAAACAGGTGGTCTATTGGTTAAATTGGATGATAATTGATATCCACTAACCATTCTCTTAATTGATCCACCAGATGTAGAGCTATATCCATATGGACCATAAATGGGATGACCATCATAAGACCAACCAAGTATTGGGGAGTGCTGAGTAGACTCAACTTCAATGTCATTTATTTTCAGAAGATCTGACTCAGTATAGATTGTTTCACCTTTAGAATTTACAGCATAAGTATTCTCTCTCAGCAATCTAGATGGATAGATGTTAGAGTACTCTAATGTCTCATTATCAATGGATGTGTCAACGAATCCATCATCACTTGTAATATTGGCAAAGTTCCTGGCAAATAAGTTAATAGTCCACTGATTTAGGTTTGCTCTTGCTGATGCTTCAGTTCCAGCAGGGTTTACTGAAATACTAGTTCCATTAGAATATCCAGCTCCACCACTGATAACTTTTACATCAGTGATTACTCCATTACTGACAATAGGTGTCAGTCTAGCAAAAGATCCAATTCCTGTAACAGAAAGGTTTGGAGGAGAATTATAACCACTTCCACCATCATTGATTAGAACTTCAACTATTCTTCCATTAGAAATGACTGGAGTGAGTTGAGCACTTGAACCACTGGAGAAGGTGATAACAGGTTGTCTGTTGAAGTTAAGAATTTCAGACGCACCATATCCAACACCTTCATTAGTAATGTCAACAGAATCAATAGAACCTCTAAAGATTGGTTGAATCTTACAGCTAAAATCTTGATTAGTTAGAGTATTGACACCAATTGTTCCATTTACAGTAACTGTAATGGGTTTGTAATTAAAACTTCCATTACCAGTTGATTGGACATTAACAAGTATGCCATTGTTGTAGAAGTAGTTACTTTCTGTTTGACCTGCTCCAACTTCACTCAATGAGAAGGTATTATCATCAACCTTAACAACATAGTATTCAGCAGTAGATCCCAGTCCAACAATAGAAGATGAACCTGGTGTATACTGAATAATTTCACCCTCTCCATAAC